CCAAGATCCATTAAATCCTCGTAGCTTTGCAAAGCCCTATTAGCAATATCATTTAGCTCAGCGTCAGCTTTTTCGCCTAATCCTTTTACACTAGGTAATGCTTGTGCAATTTTGTCAAATTCAGCAATGTCACGCATGGTATCTTTTTGCTCTACCACCGCGGCTTGAGCTTTACTCTCATTCTCAGCATCGGAAATCATTTCCTTACTATCTGGTAAGTTTAAAAGTTCTTCTAATTTTTTCGTCATAGTATGTAACCTTTATTTACACACTTATTTATCGTTATCTCCGGCCACTGTGAAAAATATCGTCTTCTGTCACAATACGAAATTGTATGTTATTTTGCTTACAATATGCATACGCAGCTTCCCATTTAGCTTGATTTAGTATCCACGATGCTTGATTATGCCTACTGCGTCCTAATTTTTCTCGATGAGTTTGATTAGCAGGCTTCACTTCTATTAATTCTACTTTCTGTTTGCCGCCCCTATCAGCATATGCAATAAAAAAATCAGGAACATATATAGTTTGTTTACCTGTTAAAGGATTTCTATATGGAATTTTGATAGCTTCACTAGCCCATTTTTCAACAGCAGGATGATTATCACAAAAATTCATAAATGCAAATTCCCAACTTGATCTGTAAGTAGGAGTTTTTGTGCCTATATATTTTTCAGGAAATTTACAGTTAAATTTACCTTGAGCAAATCTAGCCATAACTTATACCGCTACATTACGTTTTTCAAGTGTATCTGTTGAAGATGAAAGTTTAAAACCCAATGTGCTTGTTGATAATCTATTATAATTTAAGACTTCTGTAACTACAGAACTTAACTGTATTGCGTCTAACCCTTTGAGTGTGTCTAATAATTCAAACACATTTACTTCGTCAATTTTTGCTTGGTTTAACAATATAGTTGATGTGCTGATTGCGGCTGATTTTTCAAATCCACGTTTCTCAAAAAATCCTATTACAGCATCTACTTCATTAGAGGGAAAGGATAATTTTTCATTAAAATAATTATCAAAGAATTCAGTTACACGTTTGTCATTTGTTTTTGCTACAGTTGGTAAGCTACTCATTTTATGTTCCTAATACTTGTTTTTCTAAAGCAGCCATTTCGTTAGGATTTGATCTTGACGCATTATAATTTGCTTTTCCTTGTGCTACTGAACCACCTGTCACTGCTTGATAATTTTTTATTGATTGTTTTTGCATTGCACTGTCTAATGCTGCCGGATTATTTTTTAAAAATGATTTACTACTAGTAACTGCCGCAACTAATCCTACACCTGCAGCTGCAATTAATAAATCTTTGCCGCCACCTTTGCCTGCATTTTTTGGAAATAAAGTTCCAGCAACACCGCTAACATTTATTCCTGTAGCAGATCCTATAGCACCAGTCAATATATTAAATCCTTCTTGTTTTAATCCTGCTTTACTAAGTCCTCTTATATTACCTATTAGATTAGCACCCATTAGTACTGCAAGTAACGGATTTTCATATGCTTCGCCGCTTGCTATAAAGTCATATAAACTAAATGCACCTTCTATAGCTGATCCTAAAGTTCCTCCGCCACCGCCAGCTAATGAAATAGGACTAGGTGTAGTATCATAATGGTCTTGACCAAAGCCTGTAGGAGAACCGTTTGCACCTGTTCTGACTGCTCCACTCTCATAGAATACAGCTTCGTATGCAACAGTTATCTGGTTTTGTAAAGTCCCTGCAGCATCTGAATTATTTACATCATCATGAGACCATTGAGTAAGAATAGGATTAATTAACGTATAAGTTACGTATTCTCCTCTAGCCATTGTGCTAATACTTATTTCCTTAAAAAAAGGAACTCCAGGATTGTTAACATCCATACCGTACTTGTATTTGTTCATCTCTGTCCCAAGATACGTATTATGGGGTTTTACAGAATATGCTCTACCTGCGTTAATCCTTTGATTTCCGTCTGCAAAATAATATCTGTAATATGCTTGTAATAATGCAGTAGTCAATCCTTGATTATCGTCATGAAATGTAATATTTACAGGTTCATATGTTATCCCTGTTTGTACATTTTTAATTCTATTATATTTTTTCTTTTGTTCAACGTTTGCAGTATAGCTAGGTAGGTCTGCACTTTTTACAAGCATGCCTATCTCGTTTAGCGGGCCGCCACTAAACAATTTTGGTATTAGGCTTTGGCCTTCTGATGTTACAACAAAATTTACATGATAATTAAACTTGCTGCGAGGAGCAAGTCGCATGTTAGCGTCAACATATAATCTTGATGCATGTTGCCAATCTCCTAAGTTTCCTTTAGGGGATAATGCACCTGCTGCTATACTATCTAATAATCCGTTAAACTTATTTGCCATACTAATATTTATCCAACTTATTTAAGTATGTATATAAAAGAATAGAGGAGCACAAAGGCTCCCCTAAAGACTAAATGGATTGATTTTTATTATGCGCCGCCGCCAGTAACTGCTGTGTTAACTGTTCTTCCTACGGCTGTTCCTATTCCTGTACCCTGCGGTGATTGAATAGCGTTGTCATAACGTATAGCTAGTGTAACACTGACTGGATCTGTTGAATTAGAATATGCTAAACTATTATAGTTTGCACTTTCACAATAACAACCGTACAGTTCAAATGTTTCAAGCACTGTTGGAACGTTTGCTCCGTTACCACCATCTAAGATTTCAATACGTGTTGTGAATTTGTAATCTTGTCCTGATGCTGCACTTGACTGCTCAAAGAAATCAAACTGTTTCTGAAGCTGTTCGCCAACAAGTTTTTGCACATTGTTGTTCACATCTTCACGTAAGTTTAATGTAATTGGTTCCCAAGTATGCTTACCTGCTAGGTAAACTCTTGAGTTATATACGTCTAAAGTCATTTGTTCAAAACTTACATTTGGTCGAGTTACATCCATAACTTGTTTTGTAAGTTCCGTTGTTGGTGTACTAATTCCAAAGTTTTCCAAACTCACTCTAAAGCGATATTGTAACTTTGGCATTAATAATCCCTGGTTACTAGCGGAATCTCCGCTAGCTAGTGGGACTGTAATTTTTGATAGTGTTGAAATTGCCATTTAGTCTGCTCCTGTTAATAGTATTTATCAGATTATAGTCCTGATATTTCTCCAGTATTTTTAAGTCTTAGTGGTATGTAAATAAACTCTACTGCTTTTACAGGTTCAATAGCAATGTCTAAGTATAGCTCATTTTTATCAATTCTGCTAGGAGTATTGTTTGACTCATCACACACTACCAAGTAATCATATAATCCACGTTGTCCTACTAATTCAAGTAACAAACTTTCTGCTGCTTGTTTTATCTCATCACGTGTAATTTTATCATTAGGTTCAAAGATATAAGGTTTAGCAAGTGTGTTTAACTGACTGCGTAGATAAATTACAAGTCTTGCAACATTTATTCTATCTAATGCACTTGCACCTCTTGCACGAGTCTTTTGACCAAAGTTTACAAGTCCTGCACCAGTTATAAATGTAATTGGATTTACATTACTTGAATACAGTGTATCTCTTTGTCCTTCGTTAAGTGCAACTGCAACAAATTCACCTTCGCTATTAACATAGCCTGTTGAACTTGCATTTGTTATTCCGCCACGTCTTGTACCTGCTGGTGCAAACCATGGAAACGAAACTTGATCGCTTAGTGCAATAGTTCTTAGCATCATGTGACTTGGCGGTACAACTACGTTGTTACCTGCATTATCACTGCTAAATCCACTCGGGTAAAATACACCTAAGTATTCGTCTCTACTTACGAGTCCGTTATCATTATCTTCGACTGCTGTGTTTACATTAGTTGCCCATTCGTTTAATGATGTTGCATCTGGTGTTAAACGGAACGGTGCATCGCCTATAATAAATGCTGTTAAACCTCTATCAAAGTTTAAGCTAATCATTTCGCCGATTAGTTCTGGATATCCTGGTGTAGCCATTACGTTAAATAATCTTGACTCGTCATCTCTAATATCATCGTTGCTATTAACTACTGCCTGTAATCCTTGAACAACTACTTTACGCTGTGCTTTACGTCCAAAGCTACCTGAACCGTCTGCTTGGTTGCCTGACTCAGTTACCCATCTGTGTGGATAGTAGTTTGCCATAGACTCATCACTTTGACGTCCGTTAGTGCTTGCTGTATCAATGTAGTTTCTCTCAAAACGCTTTACATTGAATCCGCTTCTACGTAAGTTCCAAAGCAACATACCTTTTGGATATAGTGCTGGATCTGGTGCATCTGGATCTAAGTAATTGCTTGCCATTAATTCTGGTATTGTACCGCTTGGAGCAACAGTAGTTGTTCCGCCGCCAGTACCGTAACGTGCATCAGCAAATAGTATACCGTTTTCTGTTGTTTGGTCACTTGCATCTAACGGAGTTCCCCATTTTTGAGCAGTAGTACCTGAAATATTTACATTATAACGATATACAGTTGGATAGTTTTCTAAGTCTGCTGTACTAATCCATAAATCGCCAGTTACCAAAGCACTTCCGTCGCTTTGCTGTGTAGGCATGCTTGCTGCAACAATTGGTCCTGCTGGATCTGCATTTGGATAAGCAGTTGAATCTGTGTAACCTACCCAAGTTGTACCATTATGCCAAAGCATATCAACTTCGTCAACAACACTATTATACCATAATTGGCCTTGTGTTGCTAATGATGTTACAGCGTTAGCACTAGCTGTATATGTTAATACACGCCAGTTAGTAGCTTGAAACTGCTTAGGACTAGTTGCATTAGTTGTACCGTCTACAAATGCTAAGTTTGCAGTTGATGTTGCATCTGTGCTTACAAATGGTTTAAATCCAATTGCGTTTAGTAGCCCAGTTGTATCAACAAATTTAATTTCTCCACCTTGTGAATGTGAAATTACAATTCTATTTGAAGCATCAACTGTTGCACTTACATTTTGTGAACCAGCTGATGTAATTGCTGCTGCAATTAAATTTGCATCTCCGCTTGCACTTCCTGTAGCTGTTACTGATGCTGTTACAGGTGTGCTAAATGCTGCACTTCCTTTGTTTGTACTAGATATTGTAAAAGTGTGTGATCCTGCTCCTGGTGAAGTACCAGTAATTGCTGCACTAGTAATTGTTGTAGCACCACTTGCTTGTCTACGGAATAATGTGAAGTTACCTAAAGGTTGTGTATCATTTGCAACATTAGTTTTTGCAAACAAATCACCTATAGCTAAATTTGCTCCGCCACCTGTAGAGTCTAAAGCAAAAATTGCCGCCGCTGCATTATCATACATAGGTGCTGCTTTTTCGTCCCATAGCAATGTAGTTGAATTCCAAAGTTTAACATCTAATTTTGCTCCGCCGTTTGGTGTAGTAGTTTTGAACCAAACACTTCCACTTGGACGTGGGCGTGTGTCTGATGACTTCCACTCTGGAACACTTGTATGTGCTGATATTTGTAATTGTGGTGGAAAATATGTTCCTGCTGTAATACCTAATTCGCTCAATCTAGTTGCATCACCACCAATTATAATTGGGCCACCTAAACTTGAGTCATCTGCTCCTGAACTAGAACCATTACTATAAATTTCTAAAAATCCGTCAACTGCTGCTGCTGTTATACCAGACATAAGTGCATTTGTAATTGCGGTTGCAACATCTGTTACAGTGTTACTTCCTACACTTATTACTGTACCGTTAACAGTAATGTCAGCTGTTCCTGCAAATGATGGATTAGCTACTGAACCTTTTACAGTAGGCCAAGACTTAGTCCAATCGTCGCTTCCAACTTCAACCCATGAACCGCTTGAGTTCTTATACCATAATTTGTTTATTGTAGTAACTGCTACAATTATGTAATCCCCAATAGCACCTATTGAACCAAGTGGAGCATAATTTCCGCCATCATAATCAACTACTTCGTTTTGCTTGAATATTACAGTAGGTGTCTTAGTTGTAAAAGTTTGTCCGCCTGTAGTGTTAATTGCATTACTGTTCCATTGTTGAATACCGTACCTAGAACCGTCTGTGTCAAACCAATATGTACCTGCTAATGGATTTGCACTAGGCGCATCTGCTGTTGCTTCTAGTTCTCCTAGATCTACATCTGCTCTTACTACATATGCTCTGTTGCTTACACCTAATAATGAATAAGCAGCTTGTAATCCGTATTCGTTTAATTCGCCGCCGTGTATTGGATTATTATTGTTATCTGTTTTAAATATCGGATCACCAAATGTGTCCGCTAAATCTCTTTGTGATGTTAGCAAGTAAGGTTTACCTGCGTTTGCTTTTAATGTACCTTGTGCTGTTCCTGTTCCTGCTGCATTTGTTTTATTTGATGCACTAGTTACAAAAACCATAGGTACTGTACCCGGTTCCGCTGGTGTGTAAAAACTTTCGTCAATTACGGAAACCTGTACGCCTGGTGATGTTAAAGCCATATTATTTCTCCTGTTGGAATCATTTGCTATTTGTATTTAGCATCTTACAAAAAAAAGGTAGCTGATATAACCATAAAAAAGGGACTAAAAAGGTGAGGTAAATACAATATGAGACCTTTATGTAAATGTGGCCAGCGTCCTGCCGCTATAAATTATAAAAAAGGCGATAGGACATACTATAGAAAACTATGTGAACGTTGTTTAAAGAATGGTTTAAATTTTGACATACCAAAATGGAAACAACGAGGATACGTTAAAAAAACTACGTGCGAAAAATGTGGCTTTGAATCCAAATATGCTGAACAGTTTAATGTATTTCACATCGACGGAGATTTGAATAATTGTAGTGTAATGAACCTAAAAACTATATGTGCTAATTGTCAACGTCTTATACAGAAACAAGGTGTCCGTTGGAAACAAGGTGATCTTGTACCTGACCTTTAAGATCATCTAATGACCCATTATTGTTTATTCTATTATCAAAGTTTACGTTTGCCCAACGCCATTCACTTTCATGAACGTCTTTTGGTTCTACGTTAATATCTTGATACATTCTAAACCATATAGGATCAGGACCTCTCATTACTCTCCATACTTTGCCGTTGAGATCACTTATCATCTGAG